ATAATGAAGAATTAAGAAAACTTTCTAATAAGTTATATTCTTCTAACGGTCTATTAACACAGTGTATAGATTACTGTACTTCTCTTCCAACACTTGATTATTGTGTAATTCCAAGAGGTAAAAGCAAACAAAAAAGAGAACAAAATAAAAATCTTATGGAGTCTGCTTTACGAAGTATTCACCATAAGGAAGTTATTCGTGATGCATTGTTTAAATCTATGATTGATGGAATTGCTTTTTATTATTGTGTGTTTACAAAATCAAAGCCAGACAATAAAAAGATGTTAACAGATTACGAAGTTGGAGAAATATTTGAAATAAATGAAATGGGCGTAAATATGTCTGTTGTACCACTTCCTACAGATTATACAAAGATTGTTGGTAGAAGGAATTCTTCATATGTATTGGCATTTAACCTTAGATATTTTCAAGGGCTATCTCAAAGTGAATTAGATAGAAAATTGCGTTTATATCCAGAAGAAATAAGAAATGGATGGAAGAAATTTTCTGAAGGTAATGATAATAGAAACTGGTTGGTTCTTGATAACACTAAAACAATCGTATCAAAGGTACGAAGCCGTATGGAAGAAGCATGGGGAAGACCACTCTGTCTTGCTGCTATAAAGAACATACTTTATTCTTCTTACTTCCAAGATAGTTGTCGTTCAACACTTGATGAAGTAAATAATCGAATAATTTATGAAACATTTCCAGAAGGTAAAGATAAAGGTTCTTGCGCATTAACAGGGAAACAGCAAACACAACAACATGAAACTGTAAAAAATGCAATCATGACAAAGAATCAGAGAAATTCTACTTCATTCTTCTCTGTTGCAGCAGGTACAAAAATTGACCAAATAAAAGCAGACGTTTCTCTATTAGATGAGAAAAACAGTTCATACATTCAAGACCAAATTGGTATTGATTTAGGATTTATGGCAAATATTTTATCTGGTAGTGGTTCTGGTAACTATGCCGCACAACAGAATAACTTACAACTTTTATTATCCGAAGTTCTTATGTGGATTGAACCTATTACCGAGGAACTTGTTAAAGTTGTAAATGAAAATATCATAAATGATAAGAATAATACTGTTGGTCTGTATTATCTTCCTTGTAGTTATATAACAAGAGCAGATTTTACAAATCAGATGAAAGACCTGTATTTACAAGGCAAGGGTTCATTACGTGCTTGGATAGCAAGTACAGGTTTCAACTCAGAGGCATACATTGAACTTATGAATATGGAATTAGAAGAAGGATTTGACGAAAAATATCAACCTCATCCTACATCGTTCACTATTTCAAGCAATGATACTGAGAATGATAAAGGTGGTAGACCAGAGAATGAAAATCCAACATCGTCTTCTACTATTACAAGTAAGTCAAATAATGCAAATGATATGCCTAGTCCAAGTGACAACAAATAATCAATAATTCAAGAATCGTCTTTTGGCGGTTCTTTTATTATACAAAAATTTACTTTAAGGAGGGTTTAATTATGAACAAAATCCTCGAAATTAACAAGCGAATTTCAAAGGGTGGTCGTAAGAACATTCGCATGGTCTTATTAACAATTCATGAAGAAGGCGAAATGAATAGAAATGGAATTACTTGGGTTGAACAATATGTACTCGATAATTTAGAGAGTATAAAAGGAATTCCAATTTGTGCGACCTTCCTTGATGAAGACAAAGAAGATTTATATGACCACGGCTACACAGAAACAGTTGAATCAGAAGACGGGAAATCTGAGCCATTATTTTTAAATAGCGAATCGGTTGGTGTTATCGAAGATGCAAAAATTGAAGTAATTGAAATAGATGGCGAAACAAAAAAAGTTTTAGTCGGATATGGATATATATTCTGTCAAAGATACCCAAATTTATGTGAAAAATTAGAAAGTTCTAAAGTTAAGTCTTCTATAGAAATTATGGGAACTGATGAAAACAATAGAAAGATTATTTATGACGGTGGGTATAAAGAAAAAGGCAGAAAACCAATGGTATTTGATTTTACTGGAACGTGCCTTTTAGGTGTGTTAGAAGCTGATGAAAATTGTTATGTGTTAGAAGTCGCTGAAAACAAGAATAAGGAGGAAAAATTAAACATGGATGAAAACAAGATTATTGAAGTAATCCAGAAGGCAATTACAGAAACAAATGCTGTAAAGGCTGACACGGAAACAAAAATTGCTGAGTTGAATTCTCAGATTGAAGCCAAAGATGCAGAAATCAAGGAAGCTAACGAAGCAAAGGAAGTTGCTGAAAACAACGCTTCCGAAAAAGATTCAAAGATTGCAGAGTTAGAGGCAGAAAATGCCAAGTTAAAAGAAGAACTTGCTGCTTGCAAAAAGAGAGAAGCATGTGAGGCTTTTGATGCAATGTTAGTAAACTACACAGATGACGAGAAGAAGTGTGTAGAGTCAGAAATCAATGCATACAAAGAAAATCCTTTAGATGGAAACGCTGACGAAATTATTTCTAAAATTTGCAGAAATATCGTTGAGAATCAGAAAAAGGCTGAAGCAGATGCAAAGATTGCTGAACAGAATGAAGCAAAAGAAAACGAAACTATTGACATCTTTTCCGAGGTAAATTCTGACGAGGAAAAGGATGAAGATACAAACATTTTTTAATTAAGGAGGATTTTTATAATGATTAGATTTGATAAAATTTCTGCAACTGAGAAAAATTATCCTTTTGTGGATGCAGTTGTTGCTGGTGATTATTTAAACGGTACTTTCGGTACTGTTTCTAATGGCACTTTTACAGCAGGTGCTACAGGATTTTATGCAATTATGAATATTGAAGATGGTAGCAAGGCTAAGTCTGACGAGTATGTTGTTAAAGCTGGTGCACATGCAAGAATCGTTGATTTTAGTAAGGTTGATGGACAGATTCTTAATGTTACTTCTGCACAGTTACCTGAGACATTTGCAAAGGGAAACAAACTTGTTTCTAAGGAAGATGGTACTCTTGAAGTTGGAAGTCCTAGCAACAAGTATTTCGAAGTTGTTGAAGTTACTCGCTTTGGTGCTAACGTAAAAGTTGTTGTTGGCTAATTAAATTATAGAAATGGAGGAAATAATAATGGATTATTCTTTTGAATTAAATAACGCAAAAAATGATGCTACTCTTGCTTCTGGTAAGGTAACAGCACAGTCTCCTGTAGTAGAGGTATTCTCTGCTATGGCAAATGGTGAAGAGATTGGTAAATTCGGTAAGAAAGGTGATGTTGCAGTTAAGTACATTAAAGACCTTGGAGAAAAGGCTTCTGTAGGCGATCAGTCTGCTATTTCTGAAATTAATGAGATTAGAAAATTTGTTATTCAGCCTAGACTGTTACAGGAAATCAAACTGTTAGGATTGTTTGGTTCTTATAAGCCTCTTGGATGGAACGATACTGCTTACCTTGAGAAAGTTACATATGAGAATGTAAAGTCTGACATTCAGGCAGAAGGTCAGGATGTTTCTACTGCATTCTCAAGAAAGAGCAAAACACCTCTTGCTCCTATTACTATCTCTGGTGGTCACAAGGCTGATTATCGTGAAATCGCTCTTGGTGATATGAGAACTGAGAATGAACTTATGGGCGAAGTACAGAAAGATATTCGTAACAAGGCTACTATGTACGTTATTGAAACTGTATTTAAGGCTATTGAAGGTGCTACTGGTGTTAAGTATTTCTACGAAAATGCCGGACTTACTAAGACGGATGTTGATGCACTTTTAACCAAAATCAGAAGGTATGGTAAGCCAAATGTAAATGGTGACTATGCAGTTCTTGCACAGTTCTTACCTTGGATTGGATATTCAGGAACAATCGGTGCAAACACTATTACTGGTGTTTCTCAGAGATTACTTGATGAAATCGCAGATAATGGTATCGTTGGTTCTTACAATGGTGCAATTCTGTCTGAGATTCCTAACGGTTACAACTTCAATAAGTTGACAGCAGATGGAAAGAATTATGATACTCTGCTTCCTGCTGGTCTTGCGTTTGTAACTCCTGCTGCTCCTGCTACTGGCGTTGCTCCAATTCAGACATTCTCTATCGGTGGTCTTACTTCTTTCAGTGGAAATTCTGTTTCTACAGGTGAAATCTACACACGTTATGATTTAAAAGTAGCTTGTGGAGTCGCTCAGACTGACGCAATTGGCGTAATTCATGATACAAATCTTGATACACTTTAATTATTAGTTGAATTTTAGAGAGTGGATGTACTGTCCACTCTCTTTATATTAAGGAAAATTAGTTGTATGGAGAATAATTATTTTTACTGCTATTCAAAAAGAATGAACTTCTTTTTAATGGCACTAAAATTCAAATATGTTTCTGTTGGTGTTAATAGTAATACCAACAAGAAATATTGGGTATATAACAAATCTGAAAAATTAGATTCTGCAATTGAGTTATATAACTCTGTAAAGCACAAATATAATTGATAATTTACAATTAGTTGAAAGGAAAAATAAAATGATTGAAATTAATATGGACGAAAAAGTTACAGTATTAAATCTTGCCCCTTGGAATGTTGGATTCCCGAATTCTGTTAGTCGTGGCGATACATGTTTTGCTCCATCCGCAAGAGTAAGAGTAAAGAGAGAAGAAATTGTAGACCAAGTTAGTGCCGGAAACAGATTATTTGGTTTTGACTCTTATGGCTCTCACGCAACCCTATATATTGAAGATGAAGATACAAGAAAATATTTGGAGTTTGATTCTGAAGACGGAAAGCGTACACAGAATGTTATTAGTAAGGACAAGGTTGCGAAGTGGTTTGAATTAAAAACACAGTCGGCATTTGAGAAGAATATTAGAGAAAATGTAAAGACACGAGCAGAAAAATCATTCTTGCTAAAGGCTATTAAGGATTTAAAACTTGATAGTTATGAAAAGATTGAGTTTTGTAAGGAATACTGTAAATTTTCTTTAAGAGATAATTAAAGGTGGTGAACTATGGCAAACACACAAGCACAAGAAGTTTATAATGCCTTTGAAGCAACTTTTTCAGACAAAAAAGAGATTCCTGAATCATTGGAATTACAATGGTTAAAAATGTCTGTTGGTAGATATAATGCAGAAATTGCCATAGATGAACCATTAAATTTTGACGAAGAGTTGCTTGAATTTGATAAACAAATAGACCAATACATCATATCTACGCTTGGGCAAATGATTAGAGAATTATACCAAGAAAGAGAATTTTCTAGGGTAACAAAGATTGCTTCTATTGTAGGTGGAGATTTATCTGTTAATGGTACTAATGGTTTGCAGAAATATTCTAAGGAAGAACTTGATTACCACACATCTAAAACGAATGATATGATTGAAAACCAGAAGCCAACGGCTTTGTCATAGGGGGTATTATTTTATGAAAGAATGGTATCTGTCTT